CCACCAAAGGTTACACGAGATTGCCGTTCTTTAGAAATCGGCATGGAAGGGTGTTGTTCCTTCATCAGATCGTTGTCTACCGCTGTCATTTGATCAGCAGTTTGCTGTTCAAAATACTCAGAACGACTTTCAGCGATCTCTTCTGGCACCTTCGTCAACATCAGCCCACCAACACCGATAACTCCTGCATGCTTACCATCGTCGATAGTAGGTGCATCGAAGTCGGGATAATCTTCTGCGCGAACAGGTTCATATCCTTCACGGATTCGACCAGAAACATTCTTACGGTCTTCCTGACCTCGAACTTCTGTTCGTACCCATCTGAATTTATAGCCTTCAGGTGGCGTCGGTGCTTCTAGGGAAGAAGCTGGTTTCCAAGGTTTTCTGCGCTCTTGCCTTGAGCGGGTTTCGGCGGCACGTGGAGTCCTCTTGTTAATATCAGACATGATTTAAGCCTCCTTCACGTGTTTCGCGTATTCCTCGAGTGGAACACCTAGTTTTTTAGCGATAGCCACTTGACTTTGAGTCAAACGAACTGTCTTGCGCCCAGTTTTAATATTGCGCGTTGCTGGGGTAACGGTTTGGGCGGGTCTCCGTTTCCCAGAAGTTGAGCCCTCAAACTTATGAGGGAATTCATTACGCATACGACTATCAATCTCTGCGTAATAATCATTTGAAGAAGGATCGTATCCTTCTTCCTCAATCAGTTTACGATGAATTGAAAAAGCTGTAAAGGTCATAGCTTCATCTTTTCCAAACCATTCGTTTTCTTCTGCCCAGCGTTGTGCACGGGGGTCAGGGTTAACTGGTTGTTGTTGCTGTTGATTTTGATTCTGAGGAACGAAAATCTCTTCTTTTGGTTGCTCTTCAAGTTTTTTCTTGTACTGAGCTTCCTCACGAGAAATACGGTCATTTTCTACACTAAGTCTAGCGACAAGCTCTTGTGCATTCGCAAGAGCTTCAGAGTCACCTTCTTCGTAAGCGAGTTTAACAGCACGTTTAGCTTCCGCTAATTGGCTTTTAACTCGACCAGAAGATTCTGAAATAAGTGCAGAACCTGCCTCATTATAACTTTTGTTAAGTTTTTCGTTTTCTTCTTTAAGTTTTTTAGCAAAGTCTAAAGCCGCTTGTTCGCGTCTCTCCGCTTCACGCATCTTATACGTTAAACGGTCAATACGCTTTTTTACACCTTCAGAATACTGTTCATGTTCATTATCTTCAGAGGAATCGTCAGAACTAGCTTTTGCTTCTTGTTCTTGTTCTTCTTCCTCTACTTCAATATCAATTTCTTGATCTTCGATTTGATCGTTTTCTTCAGTCATTTATAACTCCTAAATTGCTACAATATCACGAGGGTCTTTGATAACAGCTAATACTTCATCGTCGTTAAGAAGACGGGGCTCAGCACCGTCAATTTTAAAACGAGAACCAGCATAGCGACCAAACATTACCCAGTCGCCTTCTTTACACCAAGGACCATCAGGAAATTTCGCTTCATCTTTATAAGCGTCAGGTCCAAGACTTACAACATAACCAACGGTCGTTGCTAACTGATTACGCTCTCGCGTTTCATCAGAAATAATAACACCGCCTTTTGTTGTTTGAGGCAACACATAAGGTAGAATAAGGATACGCCAACCTGTAGGTTTCGGAAGACGATCAAGCGCAGAGGCTTTTTCGTCTACTTCATTAGGTAAGGCAAAAGTAGAAGGATTTAATAAATCTTTTTTCTTTTGCGATTCCGCTTCTTTAGCGGCTCGGCGTTCCTCGATTATGTGGTCAGGAACGAATAACCTTTTAGTCATCGTCAGCAGTCTCCATACGATTACGGGTTTCAGTTAAAACTTGTTCTATATCGCCAAGAGCAGAAACTTGACCCATATAAAATTGGTACTGCTGGAAATCAGCAACACCATTAGACATTAGCGTTTCACTAATTTCTGCTTGTCTTTTCTCGATTTTACCTAATAAATAGGTGATTAGATCCATTATCGTACCCCGATAAATTTTGTACCTCTAATCGCCGCACCAGTACCTTTACATGAACCAGACGCCATTACTTCGTCACCGCCATAATCTCCACCACCGTATGCGCCGTGTTTAGCTTTTCTTACTTTATTATTTTTGTTTGTAGCACCTACGATTCTATCTGCAAAGGTAATTTCGTCTTTTGGTTCCGCTAAAGCAGCAAATTTCTTTTGTTTATCGGTCATTCTTGAACCTCCTGTAGAGCGACGATCAACTTCCATTTCAGAGGATTCAATTTCTACAATATCCCGATCGCCGACTTTTTCTTTAAATTCATCAAAAGACATGAAGTCGTCAAATTTGCTTTCATAAAAATAATCACGAAGTTTTTGATCGTTAGCCATTTTAATTTCTCCTTGTAGCGAGAGTTACATTAGCACGAAGGGCGGCAATATCTTCATCAGACATAATTTCTTCGCGTTTAAGTTGAGCGTCTTGTTGCAGTTTAGCCGCATCAAGTTGAGCTTTTTGTTGATCAGCCATAGCTTTACGCTGTACTTCAGCTTGCTGTATCTGTAGCTCCTGTTCTTTAAGTTTAACAATCGGATCAAATTGCCCTGTTCCTGCGGCCTGTTGCGCCATTTGGCTAATTTGCTGAGTAGCTTGGGCTGTCGCTTGAGCCAAGAGTGCTTCTTGCTGTGGCGACATAATTTGACCTTCTTGTGGTAGTGGTGCGCCAAGTATTTGTTCAACTTGTTGGCGATACTTCATACCTAAGTGTTCTTGCATATGCGCCATTAGAACTTGTACAGCAACACCATTCTTTTGAATATTCGGGTCTTGAATAAACGCCGAATGGGTAGCGATATGCGCATCGTGGTTCTGGGTTTGGAACGCTTTTAGCGGTTTACCTATAAGCGAATCAATATTTTCAGACACAGGGTCTTTTGGAGCTTGTTCGTCTTTAGGTGGAAGAATTTTATCTATGTTTTGAATGTTTAACGCAGAATACATACGGCGATAGGCTTCATGTAAATCATGTAGTTGAGGTGCAGATTGCGCTAACTGTAATTGCGTTTGAGCTAAAGTTACTCGCTGGCTCATGCTAAACATAGCAGGGTCACTTACAGGTACAACATCAATACGTTCATCAAAATCGTCGCGTTTTACGCCAGTATCATACCCCTCTACTTCGTATGGGTAATCGGCAGGTAAATAATCACGAACAACATCTGCTAAAATACGCAACTCTTGGCGTTGCGCATAATGAAGCCGTTTATGGATAGCACTAAGAACTTTAGTACCTTGTTCTAATAAAGCAATAGTTGTTCCAACAGGGTTAGCTTGGCTACCCTCACCTATATTTAGATCCGTGACGGACGCAAAACGTCTGCCGCTTTCGATGAGCACACCTAGCATTTGGAGGAGCGTTGCCGATGGCTCTTTGTAAGGCAGGGGCATAATTGCCTCACGAATCGAGCTTCCAGGAGCATCAACGTCACGGAATTCTCCTGGCTGGAGCGGTTGATCTTCGTCTCTAACACGAAGACCGCGAGCTTTAAACCCAGCAGGTAAATTAGCCAGTGTGCCAGCATCTATAAGTTGGCGCAAAATTGAAGTAGCTGATTTAGTCAGACCTCCGATCATATGGACAAGTCCGAACCCATAAAAGCCTAGTCCAGGAAGAAACTTATAATGTGTAAAGTATTTTATTTTCGCCCTATCTACGTCGTTTTCTTTATAGTTTCGGCGAATAGATAAAATTTCTTGGCTTTCTTCGTGTATCGTAACGATATAAGGAAGCGCAATACCCGTTGGTTCCCCTTCTTGTTCGTCTTCAAACCCAGGAAGGTCAAGATCAACGTGCATTTCTAAAATAGAAAACACATCGCTAACTTGGGCGTTTCTACGAAAACCCGTTAACTCTTGTATTTTATCCCCAGCTTCTGTACCTGATGGGTCTTCGTCTTCCATCAAATCAATATCGCGATAAAACCCAGAAACTTGTAATTTACGGACATCATTACCGTTCATATTAATAACGTGGGTAAACCGAGGCGTTGTATCTAAACTTGTTTCTGTATACGCTACAACTAAATTATCTGGCATAACAAAACTGCTAACAGGGCGGTTTTTAGTCTGATCGTAATATGTCTTTTTAAAAGTAGACCCTGCTAACGGTAAATAAAATAACATTTGGTCTAGTTCTGGGTCATATTCTTCCATAACGTCCAGAATAAGATAGTTCATATAATTACGAACACGTTCAGCTTGAGCTAAAACTTCAGCGTTTTCTGAACCAATAATCCGTGTTTGTACTGGACCACCAGGAGGCAACAGTTCTTTATAGGCTCCTGCTTGGAATTGCGTTGCGCTTTCAGCAATTAACGGATGCGTTACTCCCGAAGCCCCACGGAAAGGTTCATCGCGTTCTTCGGTTTTAATCCCTAATAAATCTAAACCTTCAGTATATTGGTCTAGCCAATCTTGACGAGACTCAAGGTCTTCTTTATAAGAACCGACTAATTCAGAAGCTAAAGACTGCAGTTCAGCTTCGTCCATATCTTCGGCTAAGTTTTTAAAATGATCGCCTTCAGTTTCTTCTTCATCTTCTACATAACCAACGATTGCGCTACCGTCTTCTAACATAATGGTGTCTTCAGACGCAAATAACGAAGGCTGTTCTTCTTCAGCTTCTACCTCGATCTCTAACTCCTCGTCCTGAGGAGCTTCCATCATTTGAGCAATAGATTTTTCAACAGCCATTGTAAATTACCTCAATAGTAAACAAATTTCTTTAATTTGTATTCTAACTCGTCGTCCTCATAATCGCTAGGCTGACGAATAAAGCCCCCTTGTCTAAAACGAAGTAGTGCTTGAGTAGTAGAATCAACTAAATCATCGTGGTCTCCATAAGGGAATTCACACAATTCTTCAACTAATTCTTCTGCAAACCTCGTTTGTGGCACCCAAACAAGCCCTGATTCGAACATCGGCGCGGCGGCGTTAGTTCTCGCAATCTTGTCATTCCCTCTATTTGGGGAATAATTTTGTACGGGTATACCCATAGCCCGTAATTCTTGCGTCAAGGGCAAACCAGATGCCTTTGATTCGATAATAACCGAATCTGGCTCCCAATGTATATAGTTTTCGTAAGCAACTCGTTTTAATTCAGGAAAATCAAAGCGATTTTTAATAGAATCAAGCAAAATTATGTTATAATTACCGTCTTGTTCGTTCCTAAATACGCCCCAAGTCGTAATTGCGCTAAAATCGGCGGTTTGTGACTTCAAAAACGCTGTATCGTAGCTTTGGATTATATATTCAGGTGTTGGAGGCTGTTCTTTTTCCCAAATTTTGATCCATTCGCGCTGAATTATCGCGCCTTCGCCGCCTGTAGGCTCTTGCATCCATTGCGCCGCCCATTTTGCATGCGGTAAAGACGCCCGAATCGTCTCTAATTCTTCAATTTTCCAAAATTCTGGCCAACAAGGTTTGCCAGAAGGCATAATTGCGGGAAATTCTATCACTTCCCATTGGTCTGCTTTCGGATCCATAGCTTGCGCTTT